TTTTCAGTGAATTCGACTTCGTTCCGCTTAAGGATGCGGAAGAGTTCCTCCTGCTCGGACTTTATCAGAATCTTAATGGCCTCCCAGAGTTTTCGGCGCCGGTCATATTCATCCTGGGGTAGACTTGCGACTTTTGATTCTGTAGGGATTTCTGAACTACTCATCTATTAATTGGATTCGTCTTCCTCCTCCTCTTCTTCCGCGTTGTCTTCGGCGTCTTCGGCGCCTTCCTCGTCCTCCTCCTCTGCAGTGGCAACTGCATCCGCCTCCGCCTCCGCCTCAGCAGCATCCACATCGACCTCCGTAAACTCTTCCTCCTTCTTCTCCTCTGCAGCAGCCTCGCCTGCAGCACCCTTCACCTTTCCCTTAAAGATGCCAACAGACAAGATGGATGTATCATTGACCTGATAGCGCGACTTCTTAATCTCTACGCGAACCGTATCTCCAACCTTGACGAGGTCATTGAACTCCACTTCACCAATATGCAGGTCACGAGGCACCATGACACGAATGGCTCCCTGGTAATCAATGTACATACCCATACGATTCTGACGAATTACGGTACCCTCAATTACAATTCCATCAGGAGGCTGTAGAACCTTCGCAGACGCCTCGGCATAGAAGAGAATATCTCCAGTGTAACGGCCTTTTTCGACCATTCCCATACTGCGTGAAATCATCTTCACTGAGTTGGGAAGAACATAGCCGTTTCGTGAGCAGCGTCCTTCGTATTGCTCCGTAATTTTCTTTGTAAGAATCTTATCAACATCTGTAATATCCTTTCCCATATCCTTTGCAGTCAGAGTGACTTTCGTCTCAAACTGTATATCAAGCTCCATAGTACCTTTCCTAGTAAATGAAAGTATTAATCAATTTTAGACCTCCCCTGCTTTCCTGCTTTTTGACTTCTTCTTTCTCTCTTCAAGTTTCAAGTGGCCGCCCTTATATGATTCAATGCTACGATAGAAGAAGCGTTTTACTTCGTTTCTCTTATTCATTATCCCCTTTTTGTCCATGATGCGCAGAGCTAAATCGAGTAAGAAACAGCCGCTAAAGGCACCGCGAATCGGTTTAATGCTATCTTCATCAAGACCAAGGTCAATTCCATCAGGGAGTGTTTCAATTACAGATGCAAGTGTAGTAAGTAGAGGGTCTCTCTTGCTACGATTTGAACTCAATGAACATTCGCTACCAACAGGCATTGTTGCATCAGGTGCCACTGCACGCGCCGTTTTAAAACAGATATGGCTTGATTCATTAGGCACTAAAAATCCGTAGAATAGATGCTCAAGATCTTTTGAATATGCGGTTGTATTAAAATTAATCTTAACGATAGAGTCCCCCTCTGTCAAGTGTTCAATTGTCTCTGGGCTACAGTTGTCTTTCTCGCAGCGATATTTCATTTCACCGCTGTGAAGATCTACAAATCGGAAGAGCCAGTTGTCATCCTTTTCAATATATTGGTCGCGGAAAAGATGTCTATTTGTTTCAAAGTCTTCAGTATTCCTCCAAGCACTTACTAGCTTAAATTGTTCTGAACTTGTGAGGAATTCATCCCACATTGCCTCTTTTACTGCGCGAAGAAATAGAGGTTTCCAATTTTCATCATCTTTAACCTTTTCATATAAATAACCTACCATACCGAGTTTCTCTTTTACGATCTTCATGAGAGTATCATCATTCGAATAGAGTTCCTTCAGAACTGTAAGAATAAATCTAGGTGGAATGTACTTTCCTTTTTCAATTTCAAAAATCACCTTCTTATCATTGCCCGCTTCCATATGTTCAATCCACTTCTCTACAGCAGTCCAGAGAGGAGGTATCTCTTCCTCTTCCTCAGCCTCAGCCTCATCCACGGCAGCAGCAGCCTCAACCGGTTCATCAACTACAGTTGCATAGGAGTCGCGCTTCGGGGGAAAAGGAGCTACACGCAGCGCAAGTGGAATAATTTCATCGTGGAGTTGGTCAGGCTGGAAGAGAAAATATCCATTTTTATAGATGATATGTCCCTGCTTTCCAAAGAGTTCCAAATGCAATGATATATTTTTATATATGATATTATGAATCATCATTGAAATTGCCTTCTGGGGAACATCATCCACAGAGAGCGCCTCTTCAAGTCCTTCAATAGAGAGAAATGCCTGTTGATGACCGTCCTCTGTTTTAAATAGATTCTTTATCTTCTGAATGAGTTGGTGCTCGCGCCATTTTGCAGAATATTCCGTATATGTCTTATCTGTTGAAGTATCTGCATCAACAACTACAGAGGGTTTACACTCAAAACTCTCACAGCGTTCCATCCAGTCACACAGCGCACTAAAAGGTGTATCATTTCGTAGAGGAACCTCAACTTTCGTGCCGTCACTTCGCACAACTGTGCGCGTTGACCGCCGATTGCCTTGACTATCGACCATGGGCACTGCGGTGAGTTTTGTTATGCTGATGGCTTCGCGATTCAGATTACAGTCCACACCGTATTCCTTCAGAACACGCGATACACGACCAACCTGAATCGCCTTTTGAACGGCCGTTCGGTAAGTATACAGATCAACCGTTTCACGATCTGCGGCATCTCCGCTAAATGCATTTGCCAGTAGATAGACGGTACAATTACGCTCCTCCTTAGGAAGCAGCGCGTGACTACAGGTACGAATACCACGACCCACAATCTGCTCTGTCTTATTTAAGTGAAACCAACTATCAAAGATATAAATCTCGCGGATAAACTTCAAATCAATACCTTCGCCTGCAACTTGGGAACCGATGACAATCTTGATTTTACTTCCGTCCTTGTTGTCAGACTGTCTCTGTGCCTGAATTGAAGTCTCATTACTTGGAGAGAGTTCAGCAACACCTGTAAGAAGTACATATTTGGCAGGGACAAACGGGTGGCCCGTGTGCCCCTTTTCCCGTGCAGGACACATTGCGCACTGACGACCGAGTGTTCCAAGGGCTCCACCCTTCAGAAGTCCACGACCAGACAATGCGCCATAGAGTGTATATCCATTAGCCTCAAGAGCAAGCGCAATACTTAGCGCACCTACAGGTACAAATCGACTGTAGATAAATGCACAGCCCTTCGCATGTCTCACTTGTTGAAGAAAGAACTTTGTCTTGGGACTAAATTCACCGAGATTCTCTTCGAGTAACCACTCTTGGTCGTCTATTTGGTTTTCATACTGAACATTTGGTGTGCGAATTATTCCATCCTTTGCTCGGCTGCGGCCAGGTGCCTTCTGTGCCTCGCCACTCTTATCAAAAGTGAGGTCAAATCCACCCTTCTCAATGCGCTCTGCAAGGACGGTCTCATCATAGAGTTTAGGATAGATAAAATTGCCCGCTTGAATCAATTTATTTTGCGTTGCAATACCGAGGTCTTTGCCGAGTTTTTCTGTAAGTTCTAAGTAATCTGCGGCGGTCTTTCCTTCAAACTCGCATGGAATAATGGGTAGACTATTCTTTGCAAACTCTTCAACAATATCAGAGCCTTCTGTATCACGCCCTTCACGGTCCTTTGCAACATAAAACTCTCCATTAGGACCTTCAATTGGCCACCCTTCAAGTGTAGGTAAAACTCCACCTTTATAGGCCATAGGCATCAGACGCGTAGGGAAACTCAGAGGATTTTCACCTCGCATGAAACTCACATAGCGCTGGGCCACTTTGCCAAGTTTTTCTGCACCTCGCACCGTTAAAATACCAGATTTAGGGTCAAAAATCTCTTCGGTCAGATGGTCAGACTGTGGAACCTTATCATTGATTAGTAAAAGATTTAGCAGAGAGATAATCTCTTTGTGATTATTGAACATAGGTGTACCTGTTAAGAGAACAAGAACAAGTCCATCTGCAACACTTAGAACACGCTTTAGAGGTCCTGTTAGAATTTTTCCAGCCTTTGCATCCTTGACTTCGCCTTCGCCTCCAGGCGCATCGAGATTCTCAGATTCAGTTTCAACCATGTCGCGTAGATTGTGAGCCTCGTCAATAATGAGCATTTTACCGCTAAAGGTTTTACGAATCTCTTCATTTGCAAGTTCCTCCTGGTCAGGACGAAAACGCTCAAGGATTCTCTTAATAACTCCAGCAAACTCAATGTAGCCGTAAATCTTGTATCTTGATTTTACAAGGTCCTTTACACGATTCTGTATGACCTTTGGATCGCGTTCAAGAAGCGAACCAGTGAGGCTCAGATATTTATCACCTGTACAGGAATTGATTGTATTCTGCTCGTCACCCTTTCCAATTCTCATTCTCTGTGCATCAAAAATAGTCTTTTCAAAGTTGGGCTGAATGTTTGGAGGGGCGAGAATATAGACTTCATCTTGAGAATAGCGGTCGAGATATCCTTCGGCGATTGTGATGGCTGCACAAGTTTTACCTACACCTACACCGTGATAGAGAAGGACTCCTTGGTACGGTGTAGATGGAGAGAGAAATGTGGAGACGAATCGCTGAACAGGTGTGAGTTCAAAGTCCTTTTCCGTATCGCACGGATTTACATCGGCATCAATCTGGGATTGAATATCTGGTTGCTTGGCCTCGGCAAATTCGCGCTTGGACATAAGTTTCTCAATAAAGCGCGGGTCATCAAGATCAGGATAGAGGCCTGCCGCCTTTTCCCAGTTGTCTTGGTCCTCCCATTCAGTCTCTTCAGGCTCTTTGAAGTCAGGAAGAGTAGGAAGAGGGATTTCTGCTTCATTGGGTGTCGACACTTCAGATTCTGCCTCACTATCTTCATCTGCATCTGAGTCAAATTCCTGTACAAGTGGTGTTGATTTAATTGTTATACCCTTTCGTTCAGGTTTTTGTACTGGAGGTAGTGGAGCAACAGGTTGAGGAGGTTGCACAGGAGGTGCGGGTTGAGGAGGTGCGGGTTTTGCAGATATAGGTGGTGTCTTATTTTCATTAATATAGTTGTAATCCTCTTCGTCTTCTTCCTCCTCTTCTTCTTCCTCCTCTTCTTCCCCCTTTTCTTCCTCCTCTTCTTCCTCCTCTTCCTCCTCTTCTTCCCCCTTTTCTTTCTTCTCTTCATTTTCTTGAACAGAACTTGCAGATTCTGGGGATGCAGATGTAGAAGGTAGTTTCACAGGAGATACAACAGCCGCGGCAGGAGGTGGTTGTGCAGGAGCTGCAGGAGGTGGTTGTGCAGGAGCTGCAGGAGGTGGTTGTGCAGGAGCTGCAGGAGGTGATTGCGCAGCAGCGGCAGCAGCGGCAGCAGCTACAGGAGTTACTTTAGCCTCTTCTTGAGAAACTACCTCCTCTTCAGGCTCATCATCCCTAATTGGACTATTATCACCCATCTACTAAGAGACTTGAAACTTCTTATACAATGCCCGCGCCAAGCACAAGAGGGCAATAATTGCGCAGAATGGTTGTAACTCGTAGAAGTACCTCCTTCTTTTCAACATTCTCATCGCGAATCTTTGATAAGGCCACATCAAGTGGAAACCATCCAAGGTCGCCAATTTCGCGTTTCATGTGCTCATTTGCATTTTCAAAGCTAACTTTCACATTCTCCTTCACATAGACAATGCGATACTTGTGGCAGTAGTGAATATGATTTGAGCCAAAAAAAGTCTCCTGTATCGGCTCCAAATTCTCAATCATTTGAACATCCTTCTCATGTAAACCCGTTTCCTCCCACATTTCACGAAGCGCACACTCACGCTCAGATTCATAAGGGTCACGCCGTCCCTTCGGAAATCCCCATTCGGGCGTTTCCCAACCGGGTCCAATCTTGCTAAAGATATCAGTAAGTGTTTCACGCTCACCATTTTCATTAACGATACCATGTTCGCGAATAGCATCAAGTTTCAAACGGCTACTCTCCTTCTCCTGCCGATACTGTGTATGAGAATGGTCTGCCCCCCACAATTCATTCCAGAGTTGCTGAAAGGGGAGTTTCACAAACCGCTCCCGTTCTCGCATAGTCATTCCCTTTAATTGCCGAATAATGTAGATATAATCTGTAAGGCTGTACTTTCCACGCATCATCTCTACAAATCCGAGACTATCGCGTCTCTGAATCAGCAGATATTCAATCGGGCCCGCGCCCTCGAATCCTGTAATGGCGGAATCTTGCTCGGCAAGAACTTTTGAAGGGTTCCATCCTCCTCGTACGCGAATTGCAATAATGCCGTGGCTTGTAATAGGAGCCATACATTGTCTAAATCCATGACCTCCGCCACAATTTGAACAGCCTGCTCTCGCCTGTCGCATACCAACTTATTGTATGATAGGCCTTGAATCCTTAGACCTGGGGAAATATAATACAAATAAATATCTGACGCAAGCAAAGAGATGAAAATACCTCCCGAAGTCTGGGGGCCCTTTTTCTGGCATACCATTCACATAAGTGCCCTCGGCTATTCAAACAAACCGACCTACGCACAGAAAAAGGCCGCAAAGGAGTTTTATGAAAGTCTTGGGGTTATGATTCCGTGCCCAATCTGCCGCGAACACTTTGTAAAGCATCTTGAACTCTATCCGCTAACACCCCATCTCGATTCACGCGAGGACTTATTCAAGTGGACGGTGACTCTTCACAATGCAGTGAACAAATCTCTTAAAAAGCCTGAGTTCTCAGAATATGATGCAATTCAGTTCTATCGCCGCCTTGGTGCCCGTGGAAAGAATCCAACGATAACCCACATTGATTTTGAAGAGATTGACTATCGCTCTTTTGCACAAGGGCTTGGTGTAGGGGTCGCATCAGTGGCCGCCTTTGCAGGTGTAGTTTATCTGTACACTAAGTAAATGAGTGACTCATTTCCAGAAGAGATCTATGAGGGACTCAAAATCCCTTCCGGAAAAACGCATCCTGTTAAAAAAAGCGTGAAGGAACTTCATGTTAAAGATGTCATGACAAACGACCAAATAAAAGCGCGCGAAGGCACCTATTTTACCGAAAAGGAGGTGAAGACAATTCTTTCAGAGGATATTGATGTGTACCGTACCGACCCTGAAACAGGCGAAAAGCGTCTACTGGCAAAATTTCGCAAAAATGTCTTTACACCGGATGAAATTCGTATCGGCTGGGAGGGATTCTACCAAACGGCCGCCGCCAGTCGCAATCGTGGCGCTGCAGCTGGTCCTATTGATACAAAATCCGCCTATTGGAAGAAGCGCAATCCTACTGAAATCACAAAGTGGTCGGCGAAGTACATACAGGATGGAAAGGTCAGTAAGATGCGTGTAAACAACAATGTGATGAGCAGTGTTCTCGGTTACTTTGAAAAAACGCCCTTTATGGGACTTCCGTGCCGTCTCACGAGTTACACCCAGCGATTCTTCAAACAGTACAGACACGGTATTCCGTTCATTGAAGCCGTTGATGATAAATTTAAGCAGTTGGTGCCCGATGCGCACAAGAAACAGCATGCCGCTGCCTCAAAGAAGGCCATGTATCGCATTGAGAATACGGCCTTCAGTTCAGTTACTCTGAATCGTAATTTCCGCACAGCCCTTCATTGTGACGCTGGGGATTACATGGAGGGGTTTGGCAATCTCTCTGTAATTGAGCGTGGCGACTATTCTGGTGGATATACACTCTTTCCGCAATACGGTATCGGGTTCAACATCCGCACAGGTGATTTCTTAGCCATGGATGTACACCAGTGGCACTGTAATACGGAACTCTCAGAGACACCTGCGCAGGCCAAGAAGAATAAGGCACTTCCTGATATCTACAAGGATGATCCGACCACGGGAACATTTGGAACAAATAAGAACTTCACACGAATCTCATTTGTCTGCTATCTTCGTGATAAACTCCGTCAATGCGATGAGGGACAGACCCGCAAATACTACAATCGCATCAAGTTTGACCCTAAGAAAGGTCCGAAGTCGAAGTTTTCTGGGAAAACAAGAAAACATCATAAAGAAGAAGGGGAATGAGTACTGAAGACTATGCTCAAAAGATTCGCAATGCCCTTGCGATGACAAGTCGTTATATCGCGCCTCCGTCTGTCTCCTTTACGGCAAACACGGGCGAAGGGTTCATTGCATCTGTAACACCGTATCTTATCTGGGGGCTTATGGTTCTCTTTATCGTGGCACTTGTTGTTGTTATTGTTAACTACACAATCTATCCCATTTTTGACTTTGGCTCGACACCAAATGCTCTCATTCATATACCGCAATCCGATTGGACCTATTCCTGGGCAGATTCAGATCCTGCAGTAATGTTTGTAGATAGTGCCGCAGCAAAGACACTTCCGACAAAGAATTTCAGTCTCTATTTTGACACCAAAGTCATTGCAACCATTCCTACCGCCGATACAAACATGAAGTATGTACTTGTCTACAAGACAACTGCAGGCTCTGGAACTGCTGCCTCGGCGGCTGCAGCAGCGGCAAGCTCAGCAACTGCAGCAACCACTACACTTGCGACAGGAGCTCTTCCTCAAGGTTCAACCTGCTCAGCAGCTGATGTCCAAGCCATTGCAGGTGCTATTACAGCATCCAATACCTCTATGCCAACAGGTACTGCAGCAACTATGGTCCAACCCCTACGCACATTTAACCATCTCAATGATGCGACACTCGGTGTTCCATCTGACCCGTCTCTAATTGCCTTCTATGATGCAGGTGCTTCAAAAATCATTGTCTATTTGGCTGTGGCTGCAGCAACCACTGGTTCAACACCTAATTGGCTTCATGTGTCCACGGATATTACACCGAATGTACCCTATCGCGTAGGTATTGTTGTGAGTGATTCAATCATGGAACTCTACTTGAATGGTAAGTGGGCCGCGAGTACAACCTTTGGAGGAAAGATACCGATGGGCGGGGACAAAGATACCCTTTTCAGTGTTCCCTCTCGCTATTCTGCCAATGTAGTCGTACGAAATCTAGGAACAACAGATCGTGTAGTCTCTTCCGGTGAAATGCGTGGCATAGGAACTCCTGCTCTTCAATAGAGAGATGATCATCTGGTTCATCGCGGCATTTATCATCATAATTACAATTTATGCATTTAGCGTATTTTTAACACCCAAAATAACGACGAGTTCTGATCCAGGTCCATGGATTCTTGATGGCAATCAGGGTTCGACAGGCCAGGTGAATAACAACGGCACTTATGTGACAAACTTCTTGAAGAATCAGAGTTCAAGTTTCCGTATTATGTATTACATACAGTCACTTCCTCGTACTGCGTCTGTCTATGATACCACCACAAACACTGCAAACTTCAATCCTAATACAGATTCATTCGATATCTGTGATACTACAGCAGGCACATGTGTACATCCTGGATTTGCGAAGCTTCTACAGTTTGACACCTCTCTCTGGATTGAACTTCTACAGGCACCTGACGCATCTCGTCCTGGACTTCCCAAGACACAGGTCTGTATTCAGACAACCGACCAGACAGGCAAGTTATATATTGAGACCTTTGCACTACCACCCTTTCCTCAACAGAAGTGGGTGATGCTCACACTCTCGCACGAGGGCTCCAAGTACGATGTCTATTACAATGGTCACTTAGCAGCCTCGCTAAAAACAACCAATGTTCCAAAGCCGACTGCATCAAATCTCGCTTTATCCGATGGAACTTTTACAGGCAGAGCCGCCTATCTGCTTTCAAAGACGAGTGCGATGAGCGCATCTGAAGTTGCCTCCGATTATGCAAACAACACAAATACACTTGGAGAGCCGTATGACTCACTCTTTCCTTCATTAAACCTCAATCTATGTCCCTCCGGCAATTGTTTTTCAGGGCCCTCCGTTCGTCCCAGTAATCCGCTTGTTGTGTGGAAGTCCGACTACTAAAACCCTCGCTCAAACAGAATGAACGCTGCCCCCGCCACATCGTCCGCAGGTACACTAGGAAGACTTGTAGGTGGTATTGCAATACTTGTAGTAGGAGGTGTTCTGCTCTATTACATGTATGATTACATGTTCAATGTTACCCAGACTCAGGTAAAGGCTTCAGTTGTTCCGAATCCGATTGCCTCTCCTACGACTCTCATTCAGTACCCTGGTACATCGCAGGATGATGTAAAACTCTCTCAATATGTATTTACGGGTGGTGAAATGACAGTTAGCTTCTGGATGTATGTAACGGGCGCTGGAAGTGATACAACAAATAAGCGCCACATCCTGAATCTGGGTACATCCCCTACAGATGATGCCTCCACTCTCATTGTCGCACTGGGTGGTAAGACAAATACGCTCCATGTTCATGTAAATGACGGCAGCAGCCCGAGTTTCGTGTTCAACAATTTCATGACAACGAGCCCCGACAGCGATACGGCTTCTCCGTGCAATGTGCAGAATGTTGAATTCGGTCGGTGGGTCAATGTAACTGTTGTACTGAACAACAATCTGTGCGATGTCTACATGGACGGCCGTCTCTCACGCTCCTGTGTGCTCAAGGGACAGTTCAAGGTGAATGGCTCTGCAACAACACCGCTCTATTTCTTCCTTCTGAACCCTGATATTGGAACGGCAAGTGCTCATGTAAAGACGGACTGGACTGGAAGTCTGTCAGGCGTTAATTTCTATAACTACGCACTTTCCCCGGATGAAACCTATCGTATCTACATGGCCGGTCCTTCCGGCTCATCAGGTGATTTATGGTCGGCAATCAAGTCATTCTTTGGTCAACTCGCACCGACTGCACCTGTCACATCATAAAGAATCCTTCTTAGTTCACACATAGGAGTCAACTTATCAAGTTCACTCCTTTGTGCGTAGTCCGTGGAAATGAATATCTACAGTTTGTAGATTGTGATGGAGGCTTCCCTGAACACCAGCAGTGGCAGTTTCATATTTGGAAATGGACTTGTCCCACAGATTCTCCTTGCACTCATTGCGGGTATAGTGGTATTTCTGATTTTTTTCAGTTTTGAGTCCCTCGTAAAGACATATTACAAGTATGCGATGTCAAAGACTGTTATTGTTCCGAATACGATTATGAGCAGTCAGTCGATTGTTGTCCGTCAGGACCCCAGTGATCCGAACAGTAAAATGCTACTGCCGTCAGACAATGAATTTACAGGCGTTGAATTCACCTACAGTTTCTTCCTGTTTATTGACCCGGCGACCTTTGACTCAAGTAATGGCCTCAAACATGTCTTCTACAAGGGCTACTCCACACCATTTCCGCTGTTGGGTCCGGCCGTATTCGTTCGTTCAGATGAGAACACACTCCGTATCTTTATGAACTCCTACAAGGCATGGTACAGCTATGTGGACATTCAGAATGTACCCGTACAGAAGTGGTTCTATGTGGCCATTGTATTCCGTGCGAACAATCTTGAGGTCTATATCAATGGAAATATGAAGGGTCGTATTCCCATGGAGAAGACCTATCCTTACCAGAACTATCAGAATCTGATTATCTTTGGCCAGAGCAAGTTCAACAGCAACACAACCCTTGGCAATAAGGTAGTCAACCTCCAGGGTGTTGAGGAGGACTATAAAGTGACAGGCACAATGGCGGGTCAACTCAGCCGTTTCTATCACTACAGATATGCCCTCTCCTTCGCTGAAATCCAGGCCAATGCAAACCAGGGACCGAGTTCTCAGGTTGACATGCCGAGCACACAGTCTGCGAGTTCCTACATGCAGAATGCTCTGGTTGATTCTTGGTATACAAGCTAAAGAATCCTATATCTTAAAGACTTTACTAGTGGGATTTAGAATCCCGATATTAAAGCCTCACGAAATAGAAGGGTAAGCAATGACTGGAGGCGGTCTATTAGGACTTGTAGCCTATGGCTCTCAAAATGTAATTCTCAGTGGAAATCCGGATATGACCTATTTTTACAAGGTCTTTCGCCGCTATTCACACTTTTCAATGGAGAGTGTCTCTGCACAAATGGATGGTCCCGACCAACTCTTTTTTGATCAACCCATTAAAGTTCGTTTCAAGATTCCTCGTGTAGCCGACTTGGTAAGCGACCTCTATTTTTCTTTTAAACTTCCTGATATCTACAGCAAATATATCTCTCCACGAGTTCGTAATTTTCAATATGAATTTCAATGGTCAAAATACATTGGGTGTGCACTCATTCAAAATGCAGCGGTCTTCATTGGTGGCCAGAAAATCCAGGAGTTTGATGGCTCTTATCTTCTTGCAAGAGCACTTGCCGATATTCAAAGAGATGAATTTGCAAAATGGGAGCGGCTTGTTGGTAATGTAGCAGAACTTGTTGACCCAGCAAACGGTATTTATGCGGGCGGTACAAATCAGACCGGCTACCCGAATGTACTTATTGACCCGACAAGACCTCTCGGTTCACAATTCAACCGCCCATCCATTTTTGGACAGACCATTCGTGTTCCACTGCCGTTCTGGTTTACACAGAATACTGGTTCTGCTCTTCCACTTGTAGGTCTTCAGTATCATGAATGTGAAGTTCAGCTCACACTAAATCCAATTAATCAACTCTATACTGTTCTTGACGCATCAGGATTCCGTGTGGCTCCTGGAGTTCAGACAACTGCATCTGTAACGAATCTGCGCTCAAATCTTCCGGATTACACGACGGTTGTAGATATGAGTGGACAACTTAATGCATTTTTAACTGATATTGGTGCAGTTGTGCCTGCGCTCAATACATGGAGCCTTCAACCTACAATTGAGACAACCTATATTTATCTTCCTGAGCAGGAGCGCAATCTATTTGCATCGACACCTCTATCCTATCTTCTACATCAAGTCACATGGTATCCCTTTCCAGCCCTCTACACTCGCCAGATTCTAGACCTCGAAACACATAATCCAGTAGAACGCTTACTCTTTATTAATCACCGTTCAGATACACTTCAGTATCGTAATGACTTTGCAAATTGGACCAATTGGTGGAATTATCCATCAACGCCGTATCTACCTCCGCCAAATGCTGTGCCTCTCTTAACACAAGCCTTTTCATCAGGTGTACTCATTCAATTTGCACAACTCCAGATTATACAGAGTCTACGAGTTCTCTGTGATGGTAATGAAATTCAGGAGATGAAACCGATTGACTACTTTACAAAGGTCGTTCCCTATAAATATACAAACGGTGACCCTGGCGAAGTGCTACCAATCTACAGTTTCTGTCTTCACAGTCCAGACCACCAACCTTCAGGCTCCTTGAATACTAGTCGCATCCGTGTCTTTCAAGTTGAGATCAGTCCGTATACACTGCCGCCAAATACAACCTATGTATATGATTTGACCATCTATGTAGAATCCATCAACTTTGTAGAGTTTGCGTCAGGTATGGGTGGACTGAAGTATGCTCTATAAATAGGATGGGGCAAGGAGCAAGTCAATTGTTCGATAATCTTACATATAACCCCGATGTTCAGCGTCAAAAGGCAGCGGACCAAAAAGAGGGAGCAAAGATTCGTGATACATATCGTGAAATTCTTACAAAAACTCAAAAAGAGATTACAAAAATGAGTAGCGCTGGAAACCTAACACCCGAAGGAACTACATTACTACAGGGTATTATTGATAAGGAAGTACTCTGGTTAAAAAATAATCCAACTGCATTGTCAGACACAATCTTTGCAGAGACCCAAATATTTAGTGATGCTTTTGTAGCAGAAGCAAATGCTGATAAGATACGAATTGTATTTTTTAATGCCCTAAAACTCTGGAACTATACACTTCTACAACTCCAGAATCAGAATCTAGTCTCTGCGGATAAAGCAGTACAGTTCCAAAAAGTGCTCGACCAAAATCAAGTCTGGTATACCAAGAATTTAAATTCATCTCTTGAGACACTTCAGGAACAGATTGCAACCATTGTAAATAGTGCGGCGTCTATTCTGAATGAGCCTGCTGCAATTCAAAGGATACATGCCGAAGCAGAAGCAGCCCTTACCACATCTTCAGGTAATCTTGATAAATTAATTGCAAGCGCAAACGCAGCCAAAGCTGAAAAGGAGAAACAGGAGGAATCAGAGTTCAGTGCAGCACGCGTAAAGCAGAAAATCTGGGACCAGACGATTTCGGGTATTGTTACAATGCTCTATTTAGTGATTGGCCTCTATGCGGGTTCTCTTATTACGAACGATTCACTAGTTCGTCCTGTATCGATTCGTGTTGTCTATTTTATTTACGCTGTGATGCTTTGGTTTCTTGTACTCCCCTACTACATCTATCGCTCCTATACAAATCATCCTCCCTTTATGGGGGCCTATTTATTTCCACTCTATCCTTACAATCCAGATGAAGTGAAGAAGGACTCTTTTTTCGAACAACTTGTCTGGTACAAGGAGCTCCCTTTAATCAAAAAAGCCCATGAAGACTATGCTGCTGCTGCAGTGGCTGCGATTGCAGCGCAAAAATCCATAGGTTAAACCCGAATGGCGAATATCTACTTAGAAATGGCTCCTATTATTGTAAGTGTGATTACACCGACTTACAACAGAAGGCGATTTATTCCATATCTTATCAAATGCTATGAAAGTCAGAACTACAAGAAAGAAAGCATGGAATGGATTATTCTTGATGATGGACAAGACAAAGTGAAGGACTTATTTGATGCCGCGGCCAAGAGAATTCCTAATATTCGGTATATTCCTCTTGATGAGAAACTGACAATTGGTGAAAAGCGCAATCGCCTGAATGATGAGGCAATCGGTTCCATTATTGTCGCCATGGATGATGATGATTACTATCCACCTGAACGCGTAAGTCATGTAGTGATGCGTTTTGCAAATAATAAGGAGGTGCAACTTGCAGGAACTTCAGAGGTCTATATGTACTATTCAGATGTAAAGGAGATTTATAAACTCGGTCCTTATAATCCGAATCATGCAACGAATGGCACAATGGCCTGGCGAAAGTCATATTCAAATTCTCATCGATATGATGATACTGTTACGCATGCGGAGGAGCAATCCTTTCTTGAAGGCTATAAGCACAAGATGATTCAACTCGACCCCTTTAAGGTGATGCTTGTGATGAGCCACAGTGAAAATACATTTGATAAGAAGAAGATGCGCGAGGATGTTGGAAAGAATCCGTTTATTACGAAGACGAGTTACAAGATTAAAGACTTCATAAAAGATTCTGAAATGCGCGCTTTTTTTGCGAATGCCTAAAGTTACATCCAAAACGCTCTTTAGTTAAATGATACATAACGCCGATGTATTTACAGATGTATATAATCGACCGTTTGTAAATGGCTGTACTTCGGAATCACCTATGATTGATCAACCATCAAGTATACGCTTCTCTCTTCGTGCGCACCAGCGTGCAATTATATATAAAATGAATAGTCTTGAAACTTCACTACAAAAAGGACTTGATATTTCGGGTGAAATGCTCTTCAGTCGCTATGCGATTCTGGGCGATTCTGTTGGTGTAGGTAAGTCTCTTATGGTGCTTGGACATATTGCGAGTAAGCGGAACAGCCCTCCTCCAGTCTCCTATAAATCTCTGAATGATGAATCAACGCCCAATCTCTATAGTCTTAAAACAAGAGTCTACAGTGATTTATCGAATTCACCTGCACTTCTTGTAGTGCCTCATACATTATTTAGACAATGGGAAGAGTATGTTACAAAACAGACAACTCTAGAGCCATTTTATGTACGCAGTAAGCGTTCACTCGATTCGAAGACATTGGTTAAGAAAATGATGGAGTCGGATTTTGTACTTGTAAGTAATACTCTACTGGGAAAACTTTTAGAGGAGGTACATAATAAAGTGTATTTTTCTCGAATCTACATAGACGAAGCTGATAGTATTTATGTTCCAAGTACACACACCTTTCCTACGGGAAATTTTATCTGGTTTATTTCAGCAACATGGCCAAATCTAGTCTTTGAGAATGAGCGTGTATGGCTTTCAAATCAACATGTACAGCGAATTATGCAGCGTCCAGACTTTAATCAATATGATCCGTCGTTTCAGGCGCAGTTTGCGGAGGCGCTTGTGACAGGTCGCGGATTTTTTTCACGCTATACTTCGCGGTCAGGACTCTATCTACGCGATTATCTACGAAATCATCATCCGTTTCGTTCACACGTCGTACTTCGATGCCGCGATTCTTTTATTCAGGAATCGATTTCACTGCCTCCACTCTTTACACAGACCATTCTCTGTGAACCGACCGTTGCGCAGAGAATTTTATCGAGCGCAATTCCTACCAATATACAGAATCTTCTAAATGCGGGTGATATCACCTCGGCACTCACTGCGCTCGGTGTTCCATCCGATTCACCAATGAATCTCATTCAGGCTGTTACAGAGCATCGCCAGAAGGAGCTCAAGCGCCTTGAACGCCTCTATGTTTTCAAGTCTGAGGAGGAGTACGCATCGCCGCAGGTGAAGGAGCAGGCGCTGGCAAATCTACAGAGTAAAATCAATGGTCTCAAGGAGCAGATTGAGAGTATCAAGCAGCGCATTGAAAATTATAAGAAGGAGATTTGCGCAATCTGTTTTGATGAACCGAATGATGCAGTGCTAACACCGTGCTGCTCGCGCATCTTCTGTGGTGGATGTATTCTTATGAGCCTGAGCCGTATTCAGGGATGTCCAATGTGTCGCTCGCCCATACAGGTCGGTGCGTTACAGGGTGTTTCAGAGAAAGTTGCTGCACCGCGAGCTGTGGCTGTCGCACCCACTCCGCCCAAGAAGATTGATGCGCTACTGAATCTAATTCGGTCGAAGCCGAATGATCGGTTTCTTGTCTTCAGTCGTTATGAAAACCCTTTTAGAATGATGCAAGAGAACCTGGAGGCTGAGCGGATTACAGTGGAGACTGTAAAGGGTAATAAGGATGTTGTAAATAGTGTATTACACAAGTTTGATTCAGGTGAGTCACGAGTCTTATTACTAAACTCGAATCACGCAGGGGCCGGTCTGAATATCACATCGGCTACCTATGTAGTGTTATGGCATGCTATGACAACGGAGGAGGAGAAGCAGATTCTGGGGCGTGCGTACAGAATGGGGCGGACAAGTCCGTTGAACTTTGTAAAGTTGGTGCATCCTGATGAGGTTCGAAATTAAAAATTTCTCACCAGATCTGCTCAGCTGGGAGGTTCGGAGCTGAAAGCTCGCGGCCTCCACCCAAAACAAAAAAACACCCAGAAAGTAATGCGCCTCGCCATCTGTCTTTTTGGTCAACCGCGAAATTATAAAAAAGGATATGAAGTACTTACGAACTTTATAAAAAAACAAGAGAATACTACGGTCGATATTTTTTATCATGCATGGATACTCGAGCCAGGTCGTATTTATGCAAGTCAAAGCCCAAGAAAAATTCCCATTCAAGAATTAATTCCTGATAAGAATATACAAAGCAATCTATTTGAACTCTATAAACCTGTTGCTCATGTCTACGAAACACAAAAAACAGACTTCTCCCCTCAGCAATTTGAAACAACTCTCGCCTATAAAAATACAGTGAGTCCAAAGAAAAAGGAAAACATGAATAATATTTTCTCACAGATGTATTCTAGATCAGCTGTTCGTAATCTACTCAATCAATATATCCTTACAAATAAGGCATATTACAATACAATTATTATGACACGATTTGATTATGGAGGTACCCTTGATTTCAAACTCAGTGACATTGACCTCTCGTACACATATGTAGCAGGAAAAAACTATCCGCAACGATGTATTTTGCCTGATACATTTATTATGGCTCCTCAAACTACCTTTCTTGATTGGTTTGCAATGTATGATAATATGGAGCGTGTATTGAATACTACAGATGTGTATATTAATGCAAAGAAATATGGAGAGATGATTGAGATAAATGGCGAAGAGATGGTTATGGCACACTATCTATTTTATAATTCAACTCTAAATCGAGTCAAATATGTACCCTTTATACAAATTGGACTCTAAACCGGCCGCCCCTGCAACAGTGTATCGGCAGTCGCCATATTAAATCGTAAATTATTCAATCGCCGCTTTCTGTCAATCTTGAGACCTTCTCCTAGAAGTAACTCCAGATCGGCTCCCATGGAACTCAGTCGAATCGGCAAGTCGCGTGAATCTGAGAGTTCACACAATAGTTTCCACGCATTAAACATTCCAGATTGCCGTGTCAATACGGAAGTATAGCGCATTCCACTCGCCTCAGGTACAACTGCATCCGCTGCCGTAGGATACCGCTCCGTTAAGTGAAGTCCCAAGTTCTTGAGTTTCAGCGCATGAGAAAACGGCAGCAGATTCCAACACTGGTAGAAGAAGGCCCAGTAGTCTGCACGGTCCGACTCTGCAAGAGAATCAAACAGCTCCACATAGG